GGGCCATTGAGATGCTTGAACATTATCCTCTGGTACAAGCGATGCAACGGATGTCAACGCATCGTATTCTGCCAAAGGCAAATAAGTACACAATACCCTTCCATAAAGGAAGCCGTTACCGTTGATCACAACTTTGATCTTGAGTTTTGCTCGCAACAAATTATAATTATTGATGCGATTGATTACCCTCTTATCATTAAAGTACAGATTCCAAGGGTCCAAATCAACTCCTAATGTAGCTCCAGTGCCCCAACCAATCTCAGCAATTTTGATGGGACGACTAAAGAAATTCTCCAAAGAAGCGTCATTGGTATCTTGCAACATCCTTGTTGGATCCATCTCGCTATCAACATTATACGTGTACGATGGCAATTGATCCTTGAACTTGACATTTTGTTCTTTGTCGCTAGTTGCTACTTTCATAACTGAGCAATCAGCGGTAATTCCTGATTGGGCTTCAAACGAGTCCTCTTCTGGTATAGTACTAGCCATATGAAGGAACTCGCCCAATGGCAAGTCAAGCCAAGCCTTAGAGTGAGCATCAAGCTTACGTTGACCTTCAATCAATCCAGACTGCATATCAAATTCATCAGTCTTGGACTGGACTTCAGCCAATTCAAGAAACTCACCAACCGGCATTCGAAGCAAACTCTTACAATAATACTCAAGAGACTTCAAATACAAAGAACTTAGAGATCCAGGTCGTGGAGGATCATCAAATGGTCGATGAGTGGATGTACTGTCTCCGACAGTGCTTGTTTCAACATCCAACAAGCTTTCCTTTGCTAAGTTTTGAAAGTCCTCAGTTAGACTTATAATATTTTGATTATTATTTTGGTTAGAAATTCATTTATTTACAACATCGGTTGGTGAATCAGCCATCCGTGCGGTGATATTTACATTGGTAGACCAAACCACTCCTAAACAGGAGTTGACGTCAAAATGTACAAAGCCTAATATAAAACATAAAAACATCTACTAAACATGCAATCTACTGGTATCCATATATACATTCGAATTTTGATTTGTTCCAACACCCAGATTCAAACTGGGCTCGCTGTTTTAAGGGTTTACGATGGCCCATAGTTTTCATGCCAAATCTGCACTCTTTCATCAAAATCTCTTTCGAGTTCAGTGCACAGATGTGATATGTTTGCTCGCTTGGCAACTTCAATCAATTGAGTTCTACGTTTTTCATATTCCGAGCGTCCGTGATTGAACCACTCACGCAGAGCTGTATCAATATTGATTGCACAAGCATGCTCTTCCGTCAGAGGCGAACTCTTACTTCGCATAAAACAGTGGAGCATCTTTTCACATGATTTGTCTACCAAAGCACCAACATGAGCTCCTATCTCAGGAATGTAGTTGGTCTTGCGCTTGAGGAATTCGAAATCTTCAAAAGGAAGAAAGTCTAAAAGTTCAC